AACCTCTTTTTCATCTTTATCCAGAAGAGGTGGAAAGCATTCGAAGAAGTGTTTTGCTGGTGCGGCTTTCACACAATTCTATAGAACGAAATCTAAAAAAAAATCCCGGGAGAAAAGACCCGGGATTTTAAGAGCGACCAAAAAAATAGATGACAATGACAAACTCAATAACGAAGTGTTGAAAAAAGTCGCTCTCTTTTCTATATATTCTTTTTCCTCTTAGAAGTTTCGGATTTGCTTCTTAGGATTTTGTATTCGTTAATTACCTTAAGTATGGTCCAGACTACGGACACCCCACCAAGCAGAACCTTAATTGCAAGATCCCAATCCATCGCAGTCATTCCCAGGAATACTCCTGTGTTGACGTAGGGAACGGGATTATTTGCCAGCTTCTTGATTACTTCTATCGTGTCCTGCATTGAGGTAGTTCTTAAGTTTGATTTCATTCTGTGCCGAAGGTTTGTAAACCTTACTTAGCCTTACACAAATTTTCTTAGGGGCTTTCATTAGAATACGGTAGTATTGACATACGTATTTGGGAACAGACCTTCACAACAGTTGCCTCCATCATTGACCCAGTTCCGGGACACACCCCAACGCTTCTTCCAAGCGTAAGGCATAGAGGAAGTTACCAAACCACCGTAGATAGGATCGGAATAACTTGGCATCATCCCGTCCGTAACTCTTTGACTGAAGTAAACTGGATAATCCGCCGGATGCAACTGGATCCACTCCACCATACGGGTGGCATACGTGTTCCCTGTGTCTCTGCACTGTTGCTGAAGGAACTGAAGTTCTTGCAAAGTTATAGAATCTGCATTCTCAGCAGTCGGGGAAAGAACCGATTTGTTGTAGATCTTGTATTTAAGATTTGGCAGGGACCTCATCAAACCCCACTGGATTAACGCCTTGGAAATATAGTTGTCAAGTAGGAATTGGTTGTTTGTGTTAACCGTTCCATTCAGAACCTGATCCTGAATACTGAAGTAGAATGTAGACCCTAAATAGAACTGTAGCTCTGTGTCCTGCGCTGTCAAAATTTGTGGCACGAGATCAGCGGGACTGACGTTCTGGTTTACTGTAGTAAAGTTTTTCAGTTTCTCTTCGGAAACGAAAAGTGCTATTTTTTGTGCTGACATATTCGTATTATTCTATTGCGTCTACAACTGCATCCCCAACCTGTTCTCCGTCTTCGTTAAAAAGTCTAAGTGGTTCAATGTAGAGTTCGTTATCTGGATACCCGTAGTAGTTCATAAGCTTATCGAAAATCTTAAGCAAACATTTCTGAATAGGCTTAATTACTGTTTGGCTAAAGTGCTCTGACGCTACCAAGATTTCGTCTTTATTGTTGGATAATCCCGCACCACCAATATCTTTAATACCAAGCAAAAGAGGTGAAGTAATTCTGTGTCCGGTTAGAATTTGCTGAGCTATTCTTTGGGAAAGTTCAACATAATACGAATCGTTTGCGCTTTCAATCGGAGTGACTTCGGTGCCGTGTTCTTTGTCGTTAGCAAAACTTAAAAAGAATTTACCAGCTCCTTCCACTCCAGAAAATGAACTTGCCAGCTCGTCGTATATGTCCTGACGGGTCTCTGGGTCAGGGATGCCGTTATTCATGCTGATGAAAAGCGACGGAGCCAAACCATTCTGAAGATTGTACCAGTGGAACGAATCTACCATCACGTCTACGTTTGCCGCTGTCAAAGCACCGGAATAAGCTGGGATTGGATAGTACTTGTTCCCAGGATTATAGTCAAAATAGTAAAGTATCTGGCGTGGATAAAGATCCGCTCTATTGGGATCGAAAGCTTTAATCGCTTTTGGTTTGTAAATGTCCTTTTTGTATTTGGTCCAGTCGGCAGAGTAGTAATACCATTCTACCCGATCGGTGTCTTTATCGAAATGTCCAGATCGAATATCGTTGAAATCCATGTTGTACATGTCCACGATATTGGTTCCAGTTTCGTCCCAGATAATCTGCAATGCAAATCCTCCGAAAGTTATGTAATCCAAAGTTACTCTGGAAAAAATGTCGTTCCAACCTTCCAGATCAGAATTTGCTCTTTTCAGAACATAATCGAAATTAGGATCTTTACATCTTAGTCCTTCACCAATTGTGTAAACCTGTTTCGAAACGATGCAGGTTCTGTTCATGGAAGATCCGTTGTAGATAGGGGTGACGATGTTCTGTGGGTATAGATTGTCTACGCCGTAGTTGACCCAACTGTGTCCACGAACCTCGAAGACCTTGGGTAGTGTGGGATCTGGAACTTCCTGAGAGAACTTCAAGATCGTCGAATTTGGCTTAGTCGTGCTCATTGTAAGTAAGTATGAAAATTGTGGAAACTGGCAAAAGAAACCGTAGTATAGAAATGATATATATTAAAACAGACAAAAATTACATGTATCAATCTTCTCTTGATCCCAAAACCCCAGGCACCTCAGGCATTGGTGCAGCTCCACTCCAGACAAACCTGCTCCTCCATATCAACGGAGGTCTTGGAAAATGCATCATGGCTACTGCAGTTATTCGTTCCTATAAGGCGGCGAATCCTCAGTCGAAAGTCGTGGTAGTTTCTGGTTATCCAGAAGTGTTTTTACACAATCCCGACATCTACAAAAACTTTCCCTTCAATACTCCTTACTTATGGCAGGACTATTATGGTAAACCGGGCTGGAACGTGGAAGCTCAAGATCCTTATTTAAACGATGCTTGGATTAAAAACCGGAAACAACACTTGATTGATATTTGGTGTGGGATGTTGAGAATTCCCAGTATACAAAAAACTCCGCTTCTCTATTTTTCGGGGCCGGAAGCTGACGAATTAAACTCCCAGATTAAAGTGGATAAACCATTGTTGGTGGTTCAATCAACAGGTGGTTCTAACCCCGGTGCCAGATCTTGGACACGTAATCCACCACAACACGAGTTTGAGGAATACTTGGCACAATTTAAGGACACACACTTTGTTCTGCATTTAGCCTTACCAGATACACCAGTTTTACGAAATGTGCATCAGCGTGTAGACAACTTCGATCGTAGAAAAGCAATGTGTCTAATGTATTATGCACAAGAGGTTTTGGGAATCGATTCTTATGCAATGCACGCCCGAGCAGCAAATCCAAATGCTGGTCCCTCTGTATTTTTCTTGCCATTAGCGGAGACAGAACAACGATTGGGCTACCAGAAAAAAACGATAAAATACTTGACCCCAAGACAAGAAATACAGGATCTATTGAAAGATCATCAGGATTATTTCGCCACAGTATTTAAACTTGGAATTGAGGATATCTCAGAAAATTGTCCTGTAGTTGCCGGAGAACGTTGGTTCGATTTTAAAACCGCACCAATGCATGTTCAGGTTTAGAAGTATTGAATCACAGTAACAAAACCTGAAAGGCCGTTAGCTCCAGTAAAGGATCTATTGAAATCAAGAGAAGCGTTACCACCATTACCTCCTCTGCCCGCTGAAACTAAACAGATAGATTGTTGAGGCAAATCAAAAGTACAAATAGGAGAAGCTGAACCAGCATTTGTAAATGTGCAGCTGACAGGTAGGACATTACAATATCTTGCTCCGCCACCACCGGCTCCACCCCTTGTTGAATCTAAAGTTGATGCATTTCCACCATCTCCCTGTGGACCGCATCCGTTCCCTCCCCGATTACCTACTTGACAATTTGCTAAACCTCCATCTCCCCAGTTGGCGTTACTACCTCCGCAAGCACCGTTTTGCCCAAATCTTCCCCCCTGGGCGCAGACTGTAGCAGTACCAGAAACGAAACAAGAGTTACCTCCGTGAGTAGCGGGATTACCCCGTGATCCTCCTAATCCTACTGTTACGGTTCCAGTAGAACATACAGCAGATCCTACAAAACAACAAACCGAAATACCTCCACCTCCTCCTCCACCTCCACCGGAAACGTTAAAAGTAGGTTGGCCAAGTGTGCAGACTTCTACTGAATCTCCTCCTCCCCCTCCACCTCCGATAGCCACTACCAAAATAGTTTTAGCTCCTGGGCAACAGTTCCAAGTCGCAGTCGAAGCGAAGTTGGTAACAACTGGCGGTGTAGCGCCACCACCAGCAAATCCTGAAGGTCCAAATAATCCCATATTATGCAAAGTTAACTGCCCAACTTCCGTAGTAACTTGTTCCGTCGTAAAGCAGATTTACCAAATCTATTTTTCCTACTGTCGTAGACAATGTTGGAGGAATTGCGTTTGCCCATTTGATAGTGGGCCACGTAACTGTGTAACTTCCAACACCACCTTGGGTAAGCAATAGACTATAGTTTGCTCCGGCAATTGGGTTTGAAAAGGTAAGAGTAGTTGATCCAGTCAAAGTAAGATATTGATTATTACCTTCGTCGAAATCTACCGTGGCGGTTCCTGTCACCGACCCAATATCGAAAGACTTAGAAGCGCCCTGGCCATAAGCAACTAAATTATCCACGTGAACAGTATCCGCTCTTTCTGAAGCCAATTGTACCCCAATAACTGTAGAATTAACGTGCGATGAACAAGAACAATATCCAATTACAGCGGCTTGTGCAGCCGAAGTTTGTGAGGATAATGAACCGATTACTATACCGTAATCTGCCAGCGAGCAATTCGAGCGACCGATAACAATAGAACTGTTACATTCAGCAATAGTTTGGAAACCAATGGAAATACCAGTATTAGCAGAACAGGTTTGGGTTCCGATAGAAATAGAGGAATCTGATGAGCGGCTTACTGTTCCTATCGAAATAGAAGAATAAGAACACACTCTGGCGTCATATCCGATTGCTACACTGCTGTTGAATCCGTCAACAGTCGAGCAGTTTTGGACTTCATAACCGATTGCAACTCCATAAGCTCCACTTGCAAGAGCATTGTAACCTAATACTACGTTTCCTGGTTGTGCCGAAGTAGCACCTACTGCTTCAGAATAGAGAGTGCTGGCACAAGTTACCAAAATAGGGCTCGGGGATCCTGATATACCAGAGGTGCCTGATGTTCCAGCAGCACCTGTTACTCCATTGAATCCAGAGGATCCTGAACTGCCTGAGGAACCAGAACTACCTGAGGATCCTGAAGAACCAGAACTGCCTGAGGATCCTGAAGAACCAGAACTTCCTGAAGAACCAGAACTTCCTGATGATCCAGAACTACCAGATGTTCCGTCGACTCCAGATGTTCCATTAACTCCAGATGTTCCGTCGACTCCAGAAGTTCCCGAAGAACCGGTTTGACCTGAACTACCAGAGGAACCAGAACTTCCGGATGAACCTGAAATACCCGAGGTTCCATCTACGCCAGAGGTGCCATTAATACCTGAGGTGCCATCCACACCAGAGGTTCCATTAACACCTGAACTACCAGATGATCCTGAAATACCTGAAGTTCCTGAAACCCCTGAGGAGCCTGAAGAACCTGAGCTTCCTGAAGAACCTGAGCTTCCTGACGAACCAGAATTTCCTGAGCTGCCTGAAGTGCCGTTAACACCTGAACTTCCAGATGTTCCGTTTGCTCCTGAACTTCCTGAACTTCCGTTGACACCAGAGCTTCCAGAACTACCTGAGCTTCCTGACGAACCGTTGGCACCTGAACTTCCGCTTGTGCCTGCACTTCCGCTAACGCCAGAACTACCGGATGTTCCAGAGGTTCCTGCGATACCAGTTAATCCGGTAACTATACCAGTGAAATTTATAGTGGTGTCAGAAGCCTGGATTGGCAAGGGATTACCAAAACCATCTGTAACAGTGGTTAAAGCCCCCGTAAGACCAGCGCCTCCTATATTAAGGACTCCTCCGTATGAAGAGCATATTGTAGATCCGGTTAAATTACTCATTTGTAGTAAGTATGTTTTTTCTTAGTTTTGTCGTTTATTTTAGGAGAAGTATTGAATTATCTTAACCACGCCTTGGAATCCATTTCCGCCTTTACCAGCAGTTACTGAATTACCAGCGTGTCCACCGCCACCTCCTGCACCATAGCAAGTTCCGTTTCCTCCGGCGGCATTTTCAGTTGACCCGCCGCAACCGGATGCTCCAAGACAAACCCCACAGCATGTGGTTCCTGTTCTTACGGTTCCACCCAGACCTGCAGCGCAACATGATTGTCCGCCACCCCCAGCACCGCCTCTTGGTCGGAAATTTGCTGTTACGTCGGTAGGACTTCCCCCAACCAACAGAGCTTGTGATATACCTGATTGCTCACCCATACCTCCACCATTACCACCAGAACAAGCCGTTCCTGTTCCAGTATTGATGACTGCAGTTCCACCACCACCTGGGCAGTTATTAACCCCGCCGACTGCTGCTCTATTATAGCCCCCGCCATTCACGTTTCCTGAATTACAGGCAGACCCTCCGTTTGCCACCACACAAGCACCAAAACAAGATGCTCCTCCGTTTGTGCCCACATAACCACCATTACAGTTAATAGCATTTGCCTGACCTCCTTGACCAGCAGATCCTACTATTACACAAGCTGATGACGGAACTTGACCTGCTGAAAGTGTTGCTAAGGCTATACCCCCTCCACCTCCTCCTGCACCGCCGATGTTAATAAAGGTAGACGATACGGCCACCCTGGAATCTACTCCGCCAGAATTACCTCCCCCACCAGCTCCTACAACCAACACTTGGATACAGGTTGTACCAGGGCAACATGACCATGTCCCGTTGGCAGTAAACAGTTGTTCAACTGGTGAGGGTGGAGGACTTATTCCAGATCCTAAAAAGGTAAAAGGTGAGGTAAACATTAAGCGAAGTTCTTATTGATGTTAGCGTAGTATCCTGTAACCCCAGCTATGTAAACCATGCTGATTGCATCGACTGCTCCAATTGCTGTGGAAAGTGCAGGGGCAGTAGCACCAGCCCAATCTACATCTGCTCCCCAAGCCACTGTGTTACTACCAGCACCACCTTGTTTGAGGAATAAAGTATAAACTCCACCATCGATAGGATTAGATTTAGTCAGAGAAGTGATGGAAGATGTAAGGGTTAAAGTCTGAACATTTCCATTATCGAAATTGACAGTGACAGTTCCCCCGGTATTTCCAATCGTGTGTGTCTTGGAAGCTGCTTGACCGTAAGTAATCAGATTATCTACGTGAACTGTGTTAGTTTTTTCTGAAGTTAAACCGGGACCAATAACTGTAGCTCCAGTGTGGGTTACACAAGCATTACATCCCATTGCAATCGAACATGCTACTGTTGCTCGTGAGGTATTGCCTATTGCTATTCCATGAACTGCACAAGATTGTGCTTGAAAACCCAGAACTATAGATCTTTCCCCGAATGATTTTGAATTATATCCTATAACCACTGATCCCGAGTTGGCAGCACACGATTGCAATCCCATTACAATCGATCCATCTGTTGCACAGCCTTGGAAACCTATAAAAGTTCCTGCGCTACTCGCACAAGAATCTCCTCCAATTATAAGAGGATTATAACCAGAACCACAAAGGTTTCTTCCAATTAATATCCCAAAATTCCCACCATCAACAAGAGCACAGTTTCTTGCATTATCCCCGATGGCAACTCCATATCTTCCTGTTACACAAGAGTTCAATCCAAGAACAACGTTATTGATACCATCTGATTTTGCAGCATTACCAATCACCACCGAACTGTTAGCTCCAGCAAGAGTGCAAGCAGATACTCCTAACACTACAGCAGTGTTAGCGTTATTCGCTGAAGCTCCGACTCCATCAGAGACCAAAGTGTTAGTATTAACTTCTGCGATAGGGGAAGGGGTTCCCGAAATTCCAGAGGTGCCAGAAGTTCCAGCTGCACCTGGTGCACCAGCGGATCCAGTGGCTCCATTAATTCCAGAGGTTCCGGAAGTTCCGGAAGTTCCGTCTACACCTGATGTGCCTGAGGAACCAGAACTGCCTGATGAACCAGAACTGCCTGATGAACCAGAACTGCCTGATGTGCCATCGGCTCCTGAGGTTCCAGAAGATCCATTGGCTCCTGATGTCCCAGAAGTTCCGTCTACACCTGATGTGCCTGAGGAACCAGAACTGCCTGATGTTCCATCCGCTCCTGAGGTTCCAGAAGATCCGTTGGCACCTGATGTTCCACTTGTTCCGTCCACTCCAGAGGTTCCTGAAGAACCACTGTTACCTGAAGTCCCGGATGAACCAGAAACTCCAGAGGTGCCTGCGCTTCCACTTGTCCCGTTAACTCCAGAAGTTCCATTAATTCCAGAGGTGCCTGAGGTTCCGTTAGATCCTGAGATTAGTGCAGAGTTACCGTTAGAATCTATCAGATAAACTTTGTCACCAGATCCCGAAGTAGATCCATACATGGCTACGTAGCCAGCTGGTGGGGTTTCAGGGGAATTAGTCAGGGAGAAATTTATCTGGCCTCCTGTTGTTCCTACAATGTATTTTGCGTTGCTCATTTTATCATTTTGTTTTAGCAGTAGCCCCAAGGCGCTGCCGTTTGTGTTAGGGTGAATCCATTATCGATCGCCAAACTTGCCCCGTTTTCTATAAGTATAGTCTGACAGTATGTCACCGTGTTCTGCTCTACAACATAATCTGTCCCGGCTGGTATAGTGCACGGAAACTGGTAGAGTGGAGTATTGGTCACATAGACAATAGCATCCAAAATTTCATTGCCCCCAGTGTAAGGAACGAACTCGATTTCACGCTCACACGGAACGTCAGAGTAAAGGAATGCCTGACCTCTGTCGATTTGCTGGAATTCAATTTCACAAACGTTCCAAACTGTCAGAGCAAAATTCCAGAAATCCTCATCGGTTGACCAGACCGAACATGAAAGTGGGCTCTCAAATGTGATGGTTGGTGCGTTGGTGTTGAACACCATGTAATCGAAGTTGCCTTCGGGGTAAAGGTAAATGTCTCCCTGAATTGGGTTGTTAAGTCCATCCACACCCACAAGATTGACTTCCAGTTCTACGAATCTGGTGTTTCTACGAACCACATTAGCCGCTACAGAAAAGGTCTGTTTAGAATATGAGTTCGTGAAAACGATGGTGAAGAAATTCCCTATTGCCTGACCAGCAGAAACTGTGTCTGCGTAAATAATCAGATTGTTAGTGGAATTCGGTGTGAGATTTAACATTCTAAATGTAAGTATGAAATCCCGTCCACTTGACAAAACAAAGGCCAGGAAATTCCTGGCCTAAGTTCTGTATGCCTTTTTGTGTGTTAGGCGTTGACAAATGTGGTTCCAGTTAAAGCTGCCAAGTTGTTTACTTGATAAGCCATTTCTGGTTCCATAGCTTGAAGTACAAATGAGTACTGGGTAGCGTCGCCGGGGGCTGTACCAGTTGTGGTAGTACCGGTTGAAACGACACATCCTCGGGTTAAACCGACGAGCCAGTAGAGTCCGTTGTTGTCTTCGAAGACACAGCGGGACGCTCTATTGTAGGTGAGCAATTGAATTTGTTGTCTCTTTGCAGATGACAAGTGTTGTACGGGAATCGTAACTTCTTGTTGGAAGAACGCCGTACCGTTTGTGTTTGAGATGTTAAACGTCTCCGTGAAAGACGCAACATCCTTCGCTACTTGAATCTGGTAGAAACTTCCAGTTCCACCACTTAAAGCGGTGATACCAGCAGTTGCTCCAGCAGTTACTGACGTATAGTCGAAATCGGAAGATACCCAAAGGGTCTTTATACCACCGATTGCGTCGAGACAGTCAAGTGCGATTGCTGCGGTTAAATTACATGACATTGGTTCGTTCTTTTATTTTAATTTTTTTAAGAAGGGAGGTTCAGTTTCCCAAACCTCCCATTGGCAATTTAGATAGTCGATACGAACTGAGAAGCATAGACCGCCGTACCCAGACGGAACTTCGACATAAAGTTAACCACGTCTTGTGAAGGATCGTAGTAGAATCTGAAGTTGTCGGCATCGTCGAGTAAGCCAGTTCCGAAGAACGCGTACTTCTTAGGACCAACGATGATGTGAGTGTTGGTGTTCAAGCCAGGAGCACCGAAGATGGTCATGTTAGTACCGGGCCATACGAATGCGTTTGGAGCGTCTCCAGAAGCGTTAGAGATGTTAGGGTACTGAAGGATCAAGCTATTTCCTTTAGCCATCAAAGCCTGAACTGCGATAGCGTAGTTTGTCATAGACATGTACATAACCAAGTCATTCTCTTGCTTAAGAGCGTTGGTCAATTTGCCGTAAATGTTCCAGATGGTGTCGAATGCGGTGTTAACTGCCAAAGGTACAGTGATACCAGCACCGGTTCCACCGATACATCCGTTAGCTACAGTTGCTTGAGAAAGCAATCCGTCGAGGCTGCCGCCATCGCCCTGCCAGATGGTATTTTCTACGTACTGGGCGATATTGTTTACCTTGTTGTTTGCGATCTGTTGCTCGAAAGGAACCGACTCGGCGTATGCGCTCGGGCTCAATTGAGAAGACAACCAGAAGTTTCTAAGATCTTCTGGGCAAAGTTGTTCTTTCAACATCTTTGATTGTACGATTAAGTCGAGCTGAGAGTAAACGGTAGAGTTACCGGTTGCTCCGCCGGGTCCGACTTGAGCTGCACCGAATCCGCAAGTTGCGTCGATGATGTAAGGATTAGAATTTAGCAAGTTGATAGCAGAAGTTCCTGCTGTCTTGCCGGCCATAACGGTCAAGTATTGTACGGTGAAAGGCTTTAATAAGGCCTCAG